CCTAACTTCTTCATAATATCTTCTGCTGATATACCATGCTTAAAGTCTTTAGACTGTCCGTCATGTGGTAAGAACATTGTACCCCAGTTATAGGATAAGTTCTTTAGTTGTGCAGAATAGCTATCTAATGTTCTGTGGTCATCTTCTATATAACCAATGATGCGTAAGTCTGATATACCTTTTTGGCATAGGATAACTGACATACTGTCGTTCCATCCTAAGTCCATAACTACATGAACCTTCATCATAGGGTCATAAGGTACAGTTGTTATACGACCAGCTTCTTGTGCTTCTCGTATCTCGTTAGAGTATATAGCACCATCTACAGCAGCCTTACAATCACCTTCCCAGATGTTTGCATAGTCAGGGTTAGTCTTTTCGCTATGTAGACGTTCTATCTCTAGGACTTCAGGGAACCAAGGATTGTCAGTATAGTTTACTTTAACAACCTTAGCGTTCTCTGGTGGATTAACCACGAACCTAGTATATGTATCATCTGTATCTATGTTAGGGTTAAATGATACCCATATTTCTGAATTAGGTTTACGTATCGTAGGTATAAGAATATCCCATGACTTCTTACTAACTGTCTGAGCTTCCTCTACCCATACAACATCACAACCTTCAAAAGACTTTATAGACTCAACAGTATTTGTAGCAAGACCAGTAAAGCTAAATGTACTACCGTTAAGACCTCTAATCTCTGACTCAAGAACTTCATAGAAAGCTCCTAGACCTAAAGACTGTATCTGGTCGTTAAGTAATGTATGTACTGATTGCTTAATACTGCGTTGTATTTCTCTGGCACATAAGACACGTGTTGGCTCATTAGCTGCTTTTATAAGCAATGCTCTTGCCATAGACCATGACTTACCAGAACCTCTACCACCGTATGCTACTTTATAACGGTGTGGCTCAAATAAGAAGTCTAGCTTACTCGGAAACTTGGCTATCGTCTGGCTTGACAAAGCTAATTCCTATTCCAATAGGTAAATCTTTACCATCTGCACCAGTCAGCTCTGTAGTTGCTACTGACTTACCGTCTACTCTATCAGCAAATTCTTTTATAGCAGATACGTCACCACTAATAGCTTTATCTATCAGAGCTTGTGCTACTTGACGTGCTACTTCACCTTCACTTTGCTTATCTATTCTTTTAATCGTTTCAGCAAATAACCTATTGATTTTACTAGAATTGGTATTGCCAGGCTGTCCGCCTACTTTTCTTTCTTCTGTGTCGTTATCCATTGTTTTGCAACTCCCTTAGGTTGGTTGCCCTCTATTGTTATTTCAAAAGTCCATGCACTATTAAATCTTCTAGTGGTCTATCTAAACCATATTCATTAGGAGCAAACTTAAACGGAAAGTATTGTAACCTTTGCTCTGGTGTTAGGTTAAGCCTACTTTGTGTAAGCCTTGCTTCTGCTTCACCTGCTAAATTTTTATACATATTTGACTGTGTCATTGGGTCTAGCAATTTCTTTTCATTTGCTAATTGCATGTATATATCAGGTTTTGCTTGTTGTAGTATTGTATTAATGTTACTTAAACTACCGCCTCTGTTAAATCCTTCTATGTCTTGTATAGCGTGTTGAAATTCATGTGCTGCTGTTGAAGGTGCTTTGCCTTCTTCAAATGCTTGTTTATATACATTTACATTAAAATTATCATTAAATGACCCATAATAACCATTACCAGGATAATTAGATGATAGTGGATACTTTCCTAGTTCTGGATATGCTTCATATAATTGTGGGTTAGAGTAATAATTTTCTGCTTTTGTCATAAAAGGAGAGTTATATTCTAGTTTATCTAAAATAACTTTATTGTTACCTAATTCTCGTTCATTTATTTTAATATTATCTTTTAATTCTTTTTTAGCTGCACTTAATTGTTTTGGAAATAAGTCAGGGTTAATTCTACTTTCACTATTAACTCTTTTTAATAAATCTTTAGACTGTTGAGTTTGTTCTTCTAATAAACTAATTTTATTTTTAATTGTATCTGGTGTTTCAAATTTAGCACCAACATCACTTATCTCTTGTCTCCATTTACCGTCAGGAGCTTTTACATTACCTGTTTGTGACCATATAGTTTCAGGTGCTACACCTTCTTTTTCTAAGGCTTTAGCTACACTATTGCTTTCTGCGTTCCATAACTTAGAACCTTTGCCTATAAATGTACCTAATAAACCTACACTAACACCTTTTGCTGCTGCTGCAGGGTTCACCATAGAAGATGCTAATTCTGTGCTTTGGTTTAGTAATCCTGTTTGTGCTGGTGGTAATAAACCTTTTTCTGTTAAGTATGCAGTAGAACCAAATATCTGTTCAGGCTTTCTAACGCCTGTCATTGTTAATGGTAATGCTGCTAAATCTACAAAACCTGTTGCAAGTTGAGGCACTCCACGGGCTACACTTCTACCTAAACTGTATAGTGTATCTAGTGTTGCCATGTTATAACTCGCTTTCTTGTCCGTTTCCTTTTAGAGGATATATCATTCGTTTATAGCAGTCCCACCATTCTTGACTATAGTCTGTATTCTGATAGTCTTTAAAGCATGGTGTGCCTAATGTGTGATGCACTAACTTAGCATCTTTATTGTATTCGTATTCTGTTTCTAACCAGTTCCATGTCTCGTCTAGCTTACCTACTTGTTCTTCTGGATACTTGAGCCATTCAAACCTGTGTAGGTATTTACCTGTTTGTTCTTGAATAAACCTAGGTGTTAGCTGACGGTTTAACCAATGTGAGCAGTTCCATAACATAACGCTTGACCAGTTCTTTTTAGGATAGTCTTCGTTCTTTGCACCTAGATACTTAATAGGATGTTTTGTTTGGTAATGATGCTTTACAACTTTAATTGCTTCGTCTATATCAAAATTAGCTAGTATCTCTGCTATATCTGTTCTGCATATCATATCGCCATCTACGAATAATGCGATACCTTTAAAGTTATTTAGATATGGCACTAGAAAGCGTGAGTAGATAAATGCGTTACTACCGTCTGTATGTGTTTCTTTGTAGTCTTTTAAAGTATTTAGTGCTAATGGTGTAAAACTTACCGGTATAGATGACTTCTCTATAACTGACTGGCAAAAGTTATGATAAGCAATTGGTTCTACCTTGCCATCATATCCTACATATATATCTAGTTTTACCATTACTTCTTTTTATTGCGTGAACTAATATTCTTTGCCTTTGCTTTTGCATTTGCTTTACTAGATGCTCCCCATGCTTTTAGGGATAGTAATAATCTTGTTGGCTCACCGTTAGGTTTGCGTTCTGGTCCTGGCATATTACCCATACGAGCTAAGAATGATGCACGTCTAGGATTGTCCCCTGACTTTACTGGTGCTTTTAAATTGCCACCTGTTTCTTTGTTGTAAGAGGCACGACCCTTAGCGTTTAAACCGCCTTTAGGGTTCTTACCTGCTTTCTTTTGCCAAGCTGCACTCATTTCTTTTTCTTAGCTGTCTTTGCTGATTGTTTAAATGCCATAGCTGTAGGTGCGCCTTTACTTCCTACCTTACGCATCTTCTCACCAGAGCCAGCTTTAATTCTAGCTTTTTTGGCTGCAATGTTAGCGTATAAACCTGGCTTATTTGCCACGTTTAGCTGCCTTTTTCATAGGCTTAGCTGCCATAGCTTTACCTGTTTTCTTTGCGTATTCTTTAGCTTCTTTCTTACCCTTTTCGGTGTAAGCAAATTTCATTTTTCCGACCATTGGCATAATTATTTACCTTTCTTTTTAGCCATGCCAGCTTCTGATAAAGCAATAGCAATAGCTTGTTTAGGAGACTTAACTACTTTACCACCCTTACCTGAATGTAATGAACCTGTTTTAAACTCCTTCATCACTTTTGATACTTTCTTCATTGATTTGGTCTTTGCTTTCATCTGGTTTCCTTAACTTGATAAATCGGTGGTCATACCTGCAATCATTACACAGGCTATACTCGGTGAAGTCAAATGGTTCACCGCATTGTTCGCAAATAGATAGTTTCATAAAAAGAAAAAGCCCAACCAAGGAGAGAGTATGGTCAGGCTTTTGTGGGATTACGTTATTAGTAGGCAGGAGTTGCCCATATAGGCGCTATTATAGCACGAAACAGTATTTCTGTTCAACAACATTATGCGTTTATCCGTCTTTCCGCAATTGTCAAAAGATTATCGTATGCCATATCTAATTGCCAATAAAAAGCTAATGGTGGTTTAGCTCCTAAGTATTTAGCATAGATGGCGTCTTGTTGTCCTT